AAATCTAAATCTATCTTTTGACCTACAGCACTGCTACTACGTGTTTTCATAAACTGTATTTGATATCTACCACGTTCACGCATAGCACGACTGGTAAAGATACCTATGACGTTATCAGCTGTTTGGATCTTACTTAATCCTCCACTGATATGACTGTGATCAAATTCAATTTCTTCAACAGCACTACGATTTAATTGAGATGCAGTGACGCATACACATTGTTGTTCCATAGCAAAGTTTCGAATTTCTTCTGATACATATTTGTCTTTAACAAACAAGTCACTGGGGCTGACCTTAACACTGATCGGCATCATCAAATCTAAATAGTCAATTAATACAACATCAGGCTTATGCCCTTTCTTCACTTGATACTCTTTGATATATGCCCGTAGATCATTAATATTCTTTCCAGAAGGCATATATTTTACTTGTATTGCTCCTTGGCTTTTTCCTGCCATTTTAACTTTTAATTCAACATCATCAATACTTTTAAATATCTCTCGTGTCGGCAAACCAGTCATCATAGAATCTAATCTCATAGCTACTAGCTGTTCGCTCAATTCCAGAGTAACGTATAATACGTTTAAGTTCGCCTGACTGAAGTTTATGGCTAAATTCTGTAAAAATAAGCTCTTCCCTGCCCCCGATCCCCCGGCAAAGATATTCAGTTCTCCCCTGTTGAAACCTCCAAATAACTTCTTGTCGAATACTGGCCATCCTGTGCTCACTTGTCCATTTTTGTCTTTAAGACCCATCAAACGACCACGTGGGTCTTCAAAATAGTCTGTTCCCATGTCTTTATTGAGACTAATCTGTACAGCCTGCTTGATCATAATCTCTACAGGACCAAACTCCCCTTTTTCCAGAAGATCAGCACTTTTAATAATTGCTCTTTCTAGTGCTTTATGTCTACTGAATCTTTCAAACTCATCCAACAACCATTCATAATTTTCTTTTGGCAAGTCTGATACATCTTTAAAATCTGAACTACAACTAGTGTTAACTATTTCTAGTTCAGGCATGATCTTGTATTTGTCTACATATGTATTAATAAAATCTGCCGAATCTCTAAGCTTCTTATCAAAATTTTCTGAATCAAAAATGTTCTGACATCTAACAAATGTTTCTGCATCACTCAAGAACATTTCTAGATAAAGTTTTTGTATATCAAAGCCGTAATTAGTTTTATTCATATTGTTATATATCTTCTTTAAATCTTTCTATAAAAGTTTCTAGATAGCAACTTTCTTCTCCATGACTTTCATCATCAGTAATCATCGTTCTAAAATAAACCCATCTACGTTTATCCAATTCTACTACCGCAATTACTAAAATTTTTTTACCTTGATTATCAATCCATCTAGTATAAGGTCTTACTTCTTTCATGCTGCCTCCTTTGGATGTTTTTTCATAAACAATTCTATTTTTATTTTGTTATCTGTAGCAGTGTCTAAGGCATTTTTGATTACAAATAACTTACCATATTTTTCCACAGCTTCACTGACATCTTTAATACTCTCTTCCCAATTTGGTATAGAAACTAGCCAATCATTTTCCATAGCGTATTCAACTAAACTCATACCTGGGTAGTCTCTATCTGGAATTACTATTACAGTCTTACCTAAACTATTGATAATAGCAGTTTGTTGTTCATTTGGAATGTTAGTAAGAATACCAACTCCATTTACTGCCAGTGCATCAAAGGGTCCTTCAGTTACAAATACTACTTTGCTTTTATAGCTCTGATTATCTACATTAAAGACATACCCACTTTGACTCTCACTTAGATATTTCGGAGAACCTGATTTTATTTTCCTAGCAGTATACCCTACTAATTTTTTAGAATGGTTAAATGGTATAATGATTCTATCTTTGTATCCTGGTAAAGGACAATAATGCCAGTCTATAGTTTCTAAATCTAAACCTCTGTTTAGTACATATTCTAAACATTCTATAGCTTCTTGATATTCTAATATAGCATCTTTTAATGGTATGCTGTCTATGGGCAATGCTTTTTCTAAGAACTCTTTATATTCTTTCTTTTTTGAATCTGAGTTATCTAATAGCTTTAGTGCCTCGATGCTCCACTCATTAATTTTATGATCTGGAACTCCTAACCAATTAAAAAATTTTTTATTTTTTATTGATAGCTGTCTTCCAGATTGCCAACTAGTTTTAAATCCGCAATTGAAACAATGGTAGCTAAATCCTTCTACGGCATGATTGATAAATCCGCCACGCTGTCTAGTATCTGCGCTTTCACCATTATGTACACAGCAAGGTGCATCAAAACTCAACCATCCAGAAAGAGTCTGCTTTCTTTTAAAAGGTAGGTAGGAAAGCAGTTCTATTTGCAGTTGACTCATACATTATATTTTAACTTCTAAAGAGTATTTTGTCAATTGAACCAGAGGTTCTAGTATATTCAAATTTGAAGTAATTGATATTACGCATATCAGTTAAGTTTATTGATAGCGTACCATTTTGATTGGTATAGTTAAGTGTCTGTATGTTTACATATGATAATGTCGGATCGTTCTCCATAGTTCCTTTGATTACTAAGGATCCGGTAAAATTGGTAAAATAAATTTGAAATGTATGTAAAAGATTATTGCCTTTTCCATCTCTGTTGGCAGCTATGGGGCCAGCAGTAAACAGTTGATTTTGAGTTTCAGTAAATGTTAATTGTTCACTGGGAATACGTTTTGGCACAACACCATCAGTGATTTCCAAATTACCACTCATAGAATATGAGCCGTCAATATATGATGCGGTTAGTTGAGCGCCGTCTACTTCTAAAATTGAGTAATTATATAACCCAGTAGTTAAGTTCCTTGTATCTATGCCGCTCAAAGTCACAGACGCTAGGCCACGAACATTATAGTTAGTGCCGTCATCAATAATGGTTAAACTCTCTTCTAAAACTTCATTATTTGTATATCTATCAAATACTTTAAAAACAAAGGTTTTAGAACTAACATCTATAGGCCTTTGATCTCCGTTTAAAAATACAAATTTTAAGGTATTTTTCAACCCCTTTGCTATGGTTGCATATCCATGGTACATTTGCTCTACCCCTCTCCTGGTAGAATTTTCCAAATCTACGAAAACTCGGATGGCTGGTGTATATAAATAGACTGGTAAATTCAACATACTAATATTTATCGATAAACAATGGTGAAACAAGTCAACGAATTATTAAAAACAACATTTCCGTTTCTGACCTGCATACGATGCAATGATATTGAAATCGTAGGGATCATAATCAATCAAAATGAAAGCGTTACAAGCATCTATGACCTTGCAGCCATAGTGGACAACGCTCTTCGTCAAAATTTCCTAGATTTAGGGGAACAATGGTGGTGGGAAAGTAACAGAAAAATCCCAATCAACATATTCCTCAAAGGCGAGCTCATAGACTACAAAAAGTACATAAAAACTTTGAATAGTAAAGATGTTGAGCATGTTTTTGGCCCTATAGTAAATCTAAATGAGATAGCCGAGAAACGGGTTAAAAGAAAAAGTATTCAGTTAGTAAGAGCTGTTAAGAAAATCCGTAACTAATTTTTTCACATATTAAATTCATTTGAACTACTACTGCGACTGCGTATGCTATTGCATGACTTTTCTTAAAAAAGTAATCGTCGTTTTCAGGGCGTATCCACACTTGTGTCATCACCGTATCCCATGGTAGTCCAATCAAATTCCTCTTCGCAGGGCGTATCATAGCCAATACTGCTGCTAACTGTTCTACATTCTGGGGCTTCATCATTTTTAAGATAGACCCGTGACCTCCGACGTGAAACAACATTTTGCTGAATTCTTCTTGTTCCAATAGATCCCATAACGGCTCCTGATTCATTAGTTGTTGCAAGTGTTCTTCATTCTTTATATCTTTATAAAGACTTACATTTAAAAAATCTATTTTAAAATATCCACGATCTTCTGCAACGTCATAATCAATACTTGACATATTATTAATTTTATCTACAGGAATTTGATGAAGATATATGCCAGTATTATGCTTCTTTAATTCATTATTTTCATATCTAGAAGCAGGAATATGCTTTATAATTTTTAAAGCAGATTCTCTGTCATAAAAATCAATGTCTATGTCAGGCATTATTTTAATCCAATTTCTTTACATATTTCTTTAACTAACACAATTTCACTAGGATAAGTTTTAAATCTCTTAACCCAATATAGAGGATCAACTTTGTCGCCAATTATTGTTAATTGTTCATCATTTAATTTTGATAATAATGACTTACCAGAATCAGTATTAAGCAATATCCAAGGACTTATCATTCCATTCGAAATATGATATACTGCTCGGTTTAAATTTACATAATCGAAGTAATGAGCAAAATTTGCACTTTGCTCTTCTGCCCATTCCATCATAGTATTGAGAGTTCTTTGTATGGCGGCATCTGCTGGTTCGACTTTAATCATTTCTGAAAGATATGTGTCATATAATTCATCTCGACACCAATGATCCAACTTCACCCCAGATTTAATGACAAAGTCGATAAACTTATCTGGATATAATGGATTGATATTATTAATAAAGCTACCAAATTTTACAAATGCGTTGTAGTATGGGCTTTTACAAAATTCATCATATGTTTTGTCTTTTTTAGCATTTTGTGTAAGTCTGTAGAACCTATTATATGCCATGTATCCTGCTTGCACTCTTTTTTCATCTTTTTGTAGAGCACGTCTTTTTTGTTCGCACATATGGGCAACTAAAGTACTTTCTTTAGAATATGTTCTGCCACAATGTACGCACTCATAGTTACTCATACGCTTTTCTTTGCTTTTTGTCGTACCCCAGCTTGTTAAAAAGATCTTCGATGTCATTTTTATCCATTAGGCTTGTTAATAGTTTTACATCACTCATTTTCATTGTAGGATTGAGTTCTGCTATCAATTTTTCAATTTTATTTGCTTTTTCAGCTTTACCGGCTGCAAGATAAGAGTGGTATACTTTAAATCCTGCACCAACTCCTGAATATAATTTCCAAAGTAAGCCTTTATGATTTTTACTAAACTGCCAATGATTTTTATTGATTAGTTCATTAGTCATTAGCACGAACCATTCTTGCAAATCAGCGTTGCCATCTACATTGCTGACAAATCTCATTAATATATAAGGATTAAATTCTTTTTGTTCTTCCTCAGTAAGATTGCTATAAAAATTTTTATCCCGAAGATCTACTGCTGACAATTCTCGTTTAATATCAAGTGCCATGGTCTTTACTCAAATTATAAATTATTATACACTGATCTAGGGCATGTTGTAAAGCAGGATTGGTTTTAGCCATACGACGCATTTCTCCCCACATCTTATCTTCCATTATATGATCGTGCAGTGATCTACCGTCACTGGTTCTACTATCCCAACCAATTATTCTTCTTTCGGACGGCTCTGCACCAAATTCTCTAGCATAAGTTATGCCGTCAGCCTTTTCATAGATATATGTTGCTCCAGGTTTTAAAGTTCCCATATGTCCTCACCAACATTTAGAAAAATCTAAAATTTCACTTTGTCTGCTCACTTCTTTTACAAAATAAGCACAATCTGGTTTTTTACCTTGATATAATGGAGTCGCTAGTAATTGTCCTAATCTCATCTTTGGAAAATACCACTTCACATCCTGATATACATTTACAATATCTACTGGATGGAACTCTGGTTTAAAACTACTCAAAGGGTTAAATGTATAAGCACTAAATCCTCTGTCATTTAAACTAGTGATAGGCAGTACCTCTAACTCTCCAGAACATTCAGGATCCCCTACAATCATACACCAATCTAATGGCATTTGTATTTGCCAAGGACCAATCTGTAGGACTGCGGCTGGGCTTGTAAAACTTTCTAAAAATATCAATGGTTGAAAGAAATAGTCTGGATTTTGAGGATCGCTGTTATCTAAAACAGCGAACCTACAATCCTCATCAACTTCTTCGGGTAAGTCATTTAGACTAAACGCTTCATCTCTTAATGTTAATATTTGCATCTTAATATTTCACCTTGTCAATTGTAAATGGATATTTGGCCTCTTTATAAAACTTTTTACGTTCGGTCAAATGTCTCTTAGCATATTTCGTGCTGGCTGTTAAGTCCCAGATTTGTACGAAGTCTTTGTCTTCTGCTTTCCTAATGCCTCGTCCAATACTTTGTATAACCCTAACAAAGCTCTTTCCGGGTTCCAAAAGAACCAGATTAAAAATCCTAGGGATATTAATACCCACAGCGGCCACACCATAAGTCGCCACAATAATCTTGTTATCACTCGTTTTAACTTCGTCATATTCTTCTTTCCTGTCTTTGGTTTTTACGCTTCCATTGATGAACACGCAGTCATCAATTTTAGAATTTAAAAAGTTTCCTGATTCAATTCTATCTACTAGAACTAATGTGTTCCCAGATTCAGAAATTGTCTTCACAATACTAGTAATATAGGTCATTCTATCAGAATCAGTTACAAGATATTTTAATTCTTCAGCATAATTTCCAAATTCTTTCCATTCTTGTGTCTGTATAATATTAACATGACAATTTGCTAAATGCCCTGCTTCTTGCAGTTCATGTGCTGCCAGTTGTCCGACTACTGGACCCAAACTTGCTTTTATGCCCTCAAATTCATAATCAGCTTTTGGTATAGTTCCAGTCAATCCCCAACGTATAGGGCAATGTGCAAATGCACCTGTTAACAAATTCTTTAAAACATCTGCCTTAGCCATGTGTACTTCATCTACTATAATACAACTGACTCCGTCAATAAATTCTATTAGTTTCATAGCATCATCATTAGACTTGCCTGTTTTTTCTAAAATATTCAAACTTTGCCAAGTACAAATAGTGTGCGTCTTATTCAAATCTTTTCTGTCACCGTAATAAACACCAACGTCTAGGCCTACATTAACATAATCTTCTTCGGTTTGTTCTACAAGACTTTTATTTGGAACTATGACCATAGTTCTTCCATATTTTTCACAGAGATGACTTAATGTAGCTGTCATAATAGTCTTACCTGCACCTGTAGCAAGTTCTTGTATACTCTGTGGATTTTCTAAAAATCTATTGATTGCGTCTGGTTGATAATCCCTGAGTA